AAGTTATATCTACACATGGGCATCAAGGATGTTGGATGGGATATTATTCCTCTGTTCAACTACGAAATGGAAAAGAATGGTGTTAATCCTGAAGGAAGACTTTATCTGTCTGGACTAGAAATGACACCAGAAAAGAATAATATTACTCCTGAGGTTCTCAACATCATTTACAATTCTGTTGATGTTGGCATTAATACTTCAGAAGGAGAAGGATGGGGTCTTGTCCCATTCGAACAGGCAGCAGGTGGAACACCACAAGTTCTTCCTAACTATGCTGCGAGTGCCGAACTCTTTGCTGAGTGTGGCGAACTTGCTGATATTTGTTTCATGGGTAAGGATGTACATTATGGTATTGACCGAGCCTATGTTGATATTGATAGTATAGTTGACAAACTAAATAAACTGTATTATGATAAGAAGTACTATGCCAAAAAAGCAAAGGCATGTGCTGCGATGGTGGCTGATCCCAAATATCAATGGGTGAATGTTGCTAAGAAAATGGCAAACTATTTAAATAACATTTGAGGTTACGATGACTCCAGAACAACTGAAAGAAAATTTTACTACACAATTCAACACTGCTATCGAAGATATCAAGAATCTAGAAGCACAACTGATCGCTAAAAAAGAACATGCTCTGAAACTCAAGGGTGCTCTTGAAACTCTTGAACTACTCGGTCAAGAAGATCAAGCACCATTAGTAGTTACTCCAGAAGCAGAATAATATAAATACAGACCTTCCTTATAAATAACAAGGAAGGTCTTTTTTAGTACATGTCCGCAATTACAATTAACTTAGTGATAGAACAGGGTACTGATTTCTCAGCGAGTTTTACCATCAAGAATTCTGATGGTGCTCCAGTGAATCTGTTAGGATTTACTGCGGCTGCTAAACTAAAAACAAGTTATTACACAACAAGTACTCCAATTTCCTTTGGTGTTACTTTTGTAGACAGAAGTAAAGGTATAATTTTACTCAGTTTGGATGACACTGTTACATCTACATTAAAAGCCCGAAGATATGTTTATGATATTGTCTTGATTTCCCCCAGTGGAGTTAAGACTAGGTTCATCGAAGGAATCGCAACAGTAACTCCAGGAGTGACAGTATAGTGGCAAATTACGAAATTAACACTACAAATTTTACTGTTACTCAGGGAACTCCAGAAGACTATAGTATTGGTCTAAATTATGAGGCACCTGTAAAAGGTATTCAGTATCAGAATTTAATTCTTGATGACCTTACCTCTCAGTTTGACTGTGCCAGAACTGTTTTTAACTTGACTACTTCTGGAACACCTTATCAACCACTCAATGATCAACAATTAATCATCTCGGTTGATAATACTATTTTACAACCAGGAGTTGGATACACTATATCTGGTGATCAAATCATCTTCGCAACTCCTCCTTGTAATGTACCATTTTTCGCTATTGCTCTTGCTAATACCGCTGATCTAACTAGAACAATTAACTATGTTGTGGACAATGGTTCACGACCCATGACCACTGGTAACAAAGGTTATTTAACCATTGATGTTACTGGTGTTATTGAATCATGGATTTTGGTTTCAGATGCTGATGGAACATTAGAAGTAGATTTGAGAAAATCTACTTTTGCTGACTATCCAAATGTAACTTCCATTTGTGGGGGTAATACTCCAAAACTTATCAACACAAATAAAAATACTGATATCACTTTGTCTGGGTGGAACACCACTCTAAATGCTGGTGATATCATACAATTTGAAGTTATAAATACTACAGTATCGATCAGTAATTTTGCTATCGCTTTGAAAGTAAAATTATAAATATAAACAGATAAAACAAAATTCCCTGGAGGAACAATTAAATGGCACTTTTAGTACCAAATATTGGTGAGGTAGAGTCACTTCGCTATTTGCTGAACTCAACTCATCAAATTCCTAGAAACTTAGTTCTGAAGCTTTTCACCTCAAATACAACTCCTGCCGAGGCTGATGTTCCTTCAGAAACTGCTTATTTCGAACCATATGCTGATGGTAATACCAACACTTATGGAACTGCTGCTAACACTGGTTATCCCACCTGTGTAAACAACAGAACAGAAGCCGATCAAGATTTCGCAGATCAGTATGGTATTCTGCTGAATGGTAACCGTTGGGCGATCACGACTGCTAGCGATCCTGTTGCTTCTGGTACAGGTTCTGGTGCTCAAGGTGAGTATGAAATCACCGTATCTAGCGTTACTGGAACAATTAGCGTAGGCAACCTTGTTTCTGGTACTGGCATTGCTTCTGGCGCTAAAGTTGCCAGAGTTGCTGGTAACCTTGTTGTTCTTACAGTTGCCAACTCGGGTGCTGTTTCTGGAACAATTAACTTCGCTGGTGGTGTTACAACTGCTACTTATCCAGAGCAAACTTTCACATTTACTGGTGCTGCTGGTAACGTTTATGGTTACTATCTGGCTCGCGCCAACAACATGCCTGTTTCTATCCATGGTGTTGTAGACGCTGCTGCTGCTTCTGCTGGAACTCCTCTTGCTAAGGGTGATAACACTAATCCTTGTATCGGTGTTATCGGTAATGCTTTCATTACTCTCCCTAACGTTGCTGGTATCATGGATGATATCACAGTTGGTCAGGTAGTTGGTTCAAACAACGCTGTTCCTGCTGGCACAAAGGTTATCGGTATTGATTATGCCACAAGAATTATCTATATCGATAATGATCTGACAGATAACATTCAGGTTGCTACTGACTCCTCAATCAGCCTGTCATTCAGCAAAGTTTCTGCTACTGGACACCAACTGAATATTGGTGATGTCATCTATGTTGCTCAGGGTACAACAAACTCTGGTACAACTGCTGGCACTTACACTGTATTCGAAGTACCTGATGCCAACACTTTCCACACTACACCTGCTCTTGATGGTAGTGGTGACCTGACTCTGTACAGCAGCATCATGTTCGCTGAAAGATTCACCAATGGTCCATACCCAATTCAAAACAACGGTGACCAAATCAAGATCACTCTGAACGTCAGCCTCGACTGATATATACTATACATCTTTTTCGTTATTGGTTTTTGTGGGGGGATGTTATGTCCCCCCTTTTAATGGAAAGGGGTATTAATGAATACATTTGTCTACGACTCATCACCATCTACCGTAAATTTTTATGCGGTAGTAGATTTAGGAAGCATTGGAGATGCTCCAATTTCTACTGCTGATAATGGTTTGGCGGCTGATGATTTTACGGTTGAATTGGGAACCGATTATATCGTAGAAGGCGATCTGATCATTTATGTTGAAAGTAGTTCTTCTTACGGTGAGATTAATTTCACCGAAACTACATACCCATTTGGTAAGATCAATATTAGTAATAATTTAAGTGTATCTGCTACTGTAGTATTTGTAGCAAAACCACAACCAATTATTCTCTATCAGAAAGCGATTGTAGTAAGAAAACAAGCGTGGACTGGTTCTGGTACATTATTCGAAATTGCTGGTGGACAAGAAAGAATTGCCGCACCTTGGGTCGGATCTTCTGGACCACTGCGCCTATCTGGATCTGCTGTTATCAGCGCAGCAGACGCATATAACGAATCTTCTATACAAACCTACAGTGCCGACACTACCTACGGGGATCTCGGTACTGTGGGTTCTTCTGTTGATTATGGACAAGTTGATCAATCATCAACAAATGAATTCTCATACGGAAGTATCACTGTTGGAGATGAACTAAGACCATTCGGTAGCTTTAGATGGTCTGGTGAAGTACAATCTAGATACTTTAATGTATATACAAAGGTAGGTTCTGGTTCACTTTTCAGCATTTCTGGAACCACTGTAGTAGCAGCACAAACGGACGATACGTTCGGTCTATTCAAAGTATTTAATTCAACCATCCCTGATGCTTTCAGCAGACCTTATGCTGGATCTGGATCACTCTTCAGCATTTTCTCAAATGAGGAGAGTAGGGTATATCGTTATTCATCACAATCTATTGTTGATCCATCTGTAACAACTACAGATTATGGATCTGGATTTGGAACAGTAACAAATATAATTGATTATGGGCAGGTAGCAGAACCTGGAACAGGCGAT